AGATTTCACATCAGGAGGTAGAATACAGTGCTCAATTGTTTTTGGTCTGTATTTCTCCACCCATAAAAAATCACTCATAATTAATTAAACCCAGTTAGGTTTTCGGTCAGGTATCCTCAAGTAATTATCGCATACCCAAGGTTTAGATGCAATGTATTGTTTGTATGCATCAAAGATTGTAATAGATTTATCATACTTCCATTGGTCAGGACCTGCAAATACAAATTCTTTAGGGTCAGTATCCTGAGGAGGAAAGATTTTTACAGCATGTTCTATAGTTGATTGACAACTATGTATCTTACCATATCTAAGAGTATATTCAAAGCATAAAGCAAGACCATGTAATATCAACCATGTATAATTATCCTGTGCCCAGATAGTGCAAGGATGATTACGGAATGCACCTTTGTCTGTCTTGTATGGAGTGCCATCTAGTTTAGGTAAGATACCAAATCCATGACCCCACTTTTCTGATGCAACAATAGATAACATTTGACATGTCTCTAGTGGCATCTTGACAATATGTTTATCAGGTAAAACCTGTGCAGATTTTACTGCTGAAGGGTCAGTTACAAAGATGTTCATCTAAGTGTTTGGTTCTAAGGCAATGTAGTATTTGATTCCGTCACCTTTGAATAGGGCAACGTTGGTCTTACTTAATACTACATCATAATTACCACTTAGCAACTTTAAGTTTTCAACTTTGAAACAAAAACAAAATTCTTCTGTAGTAGTTCCAACTTCTACTGAATAGTTGTTAGAAGTATCATTCTTTTTATCTGTCACACAGAGTTGCATAGTTTCTCCGTCACCATACAAACAAAGATCAGGAAGTTGATACACCATAGCAGCACGTTGTAGTTGCATCAAGATCTTAGATTCAAGTTTGAATTCAACATCCTCTGATGGCAAGTTGATTTCTTTTTCTGGTGCCTGAGTAATGATATCAGGATCAGCATAGAAATAACGTGTCTTTGATTTACCTTGTAGGTCACTTACTGTGACGTAGTTGGTGTTTGTAGTATCGATCTTTGGTGACTCAAACAGAGATAGACCTCCAAGGAAAACTCCCAAGTCGTAGATAGAAATTTGCGAATCAAACTGCTCTTCGACATCGGCAATAGCGAGTATGTTTTTATTAATACTGAGTGTAGAAATCTTATTGCCAGGTTTAATAACAATAGACTTGTTGATTGAACAAAAGTTTTTAAGGACTTCAATGGTTGGTTTGGAAATTACGGTCATAATAAATTAGTCTTCTTGTGCTGCCCAAGTTACTGCAGCGTAGTTTGCTTCGTCTCTTGTGTGAAAGTGCATTAGTAACACTCCATAGTGTAGCACCTTTAAGAGATCTTGTCTAGCACTACCCTTCCTATCATAACGCGAAGCGTACTTTAGAATGTTACTTCTACAAAATGCTTTAGCATCACCACAGGCATCAATTACATCGAGAGTCTGAATCTTATCACTAGCATAGTGTTGAGAGTAAGTTCCCTCAATGTAATGTTGGAGTTCCTCTAGGAACTCCTTTTCGCGATACTTCATCTGTGATCCTCAAGTAATGTAACGTTATCATTAGTATACTCTGAATCGTCTCCTGCGTCAACTTTTGTATAGAGATCTAGGAAAGATTGTTTTGTATCTTCATCAAAACGATTAACACAGTTTGTGATTGCGGTCAACTTATCGCCAAAGATTTGATATGCTGAAACAATGTGAACCAAACGACGAGTTGTAATAACTTCATCAACACCACCGTCAAAGAATGTCTTACGGATAACACCTGCCCACTTGATTAGATTCTCTGCAAAGTCTTTATCACATCCCTGATTGATCAAGATCTTAGTCTCGATAGTAGCAGAAGGATACTCTTGCTCGAATGTAATTGGGAACCTCTCAAGGAATGCTTCGTTAAGAATATTTGTTCCTACGAATCTGCCATCGTCAGATCCTTTACCTTTAGTGTTAGCAGTAGCAATAACAGTAAATCCTTCAGCAGGTTTTACATACCTACCAATCTTCTTAAGGAATACACCTTTACCTTCCAAGACAGATTGTAAGCATAGAATCTTGTTTGAAGCAAGATCAATCTCGTCTAGAAGGAGGACAGCTCCCCTTTCCAAAGCTTCGACCACAGGTCCGTTGTGCCAAACAGTGTCGCCATTAACAAGACGAAACCCACCAATAAGATCGTCTTCGTCTGTTTCGATTGTGATGTTGACACGGATTAACTCCCTATTAGTTGCAGAACATGCCTGTTCAACTGATAAAGTCTTACCGTTTCCAGATAGACCTGTAATGAATAGAGGATAGAACTTCTTTGATGAGATAACTTTCTTTACAGAAGTGTAGTTACCAAAGGGAACATAAGTCTTATCTTTATCAGGAACATAGTTTGCTTTTTTCTTAGCAGCAGGTGCTTCGTATGCACGTTCAATTTCTTGAATGGTTAGATTCCACTTGCCTATACCTGATTTATAAGACTTGAGTCTTTTACATGCAGTTGTATAAGATAGTTTAAGTGTCTTTGCTGACTCACGAATGTCTTTGCATCCGACTTCAGTTCCAACATTATCAGTTAGGTGTTGAACAAGTTGTTCAGTTGTCACAGGGTTTGGTTCAAAAGTCATAGTCTTTGTTTGTTTATACATTTATTATAGCAGGTATATCTGCTTAGTGGCAACAGAGTGGACAGTTATTTATCCGAACACTGCTGTCACACTCACTATTGTAGAATTAGGATTTCTTGCTAATGCAACTTTCTTTGCATCATCGTAATCGACAGCGACTACAGTTTCTTCAAAGATCGTACCTGCTTTGAATAGGGTTACTTTACATCTCATGCTATTTGCTCCACGAATGCGTTTAGAAGTGTTTTGTTTGTGGTCTTAGAACCCATGTGCTTTTTGAATGCACGTTGTAGTTCTGCTCTAGTAGCGACCTCGCCTTTCTGTTTTACTTCAATCTTTTGTGTATCTTCACCTATACCTCTATCTGGCATGTAGAAAGACTCAGAGAATCCAACTTGATTTTTGATTGAAGCAAATCTTTCTTTCTTCCATTGTGTATCGATAGCATCTTGCTCATCAGTAGATAAACATAAGCAACGCATAAGACGAGATAGTTCACTCTTACTGCATAGTCTGATACCTATCCAGTTGTAGTCAGTAATTTCTCTGAAGTAACTTACAATCTCTTTTGTAGTTTCATAAGGACTACTACCAATCTTACGTTGATAACGAGTTTCATGATCACGAAGAACAAATACTTTAGTTCTTGTGCTACAAATCTGAGACATTCTCAACTCTTCAGAATAAGTAGTTTTCTGCCAGTATGTCATTGGATTTGATTCTCCATCAGTTAGACATACAACATTTACTTTCTGAACATTCTCTTCTTTCTTAAGTTTGTTTACTAAGTGACGTGTGCATAAAATTGCTTCAGAGAGAGGTGTGCCACCAAGAGCATACTTGTCAAGATAGTTGATACGACGTCCGTTCATAGCAAACACCTGTCTGTAAATCATCTTGCAAGATTTTTCAAGTGACTTAGCATTTTGTTTAGAAGAGAATAATTCAAGGAGTCTGAAATCATCAGAGATACCCAAGTCATTTTCTTTTGCAGTGATTGCTTTGTTATGAATTGGATTTCCATATTCGTCTCTACCATAGTGATGGAATGAACTTTGGAAAGCATACACACGGAATGGAATTTGTGCTTTACGACAGAACCAGATTAGATTCATTGTTTGCTTAAGAGTATCCAATAATCCATACTGCATAGAACCAGACCAATCAAGATGTAAAACTAGACCATGATTCTTACCCTCAGGAACAGTTGTAACTTTCTTGAAGATGTCATCAGTTAGTTTGTATTTGTAAAGAGTATTAGTGTTGATAACACCTGTCTTTGATACTGCTGCACGTCTGTATTCATCAGCAGACTTCTTCATTTCAAATTGTTTTACAAGATAGTTTACAGACTTCTGTGCACTCTTTTTGAAACTTTCATAGTGACGATCACAATAATCAAGATTCTCTCTTCTATAATTCATTCTATCATCATCTTGATACTCCTGATAATACCAATCAGTGTAAAACTTTTCAAGATCAGATTGAATCTCAGTGTAAGGAACTGTAAGTAGATCTACGTCAATCTTAGGAAGATTAAGATAAATCCATTCTTTAGCATCATCATCAATCAAATCTTCTAGTGCGTCTTGTAATGCTTGATCAGTAACACTCTCAGTTTCATCTACATCATCAAACAATTCGTCTACTAACTCAGTATCAAAATTACTTGCATCATAAGAGTCACCACCTACACCAGATGTATCTTGCTTTTGCTGCTGTTGTCCTAGACCTTCTGATAGATCGTCTAGAGGATTGTCTGAACTATCCCAAGGTTGAGTAGGATTGATGATCTCTTGATCAGGATCTTGATCTGTCTCTTCTTTCTCTCCACCTTCTGACTTTCCATCATCATTACCATTTGACTCTCCCTCGCCACCGTCTGCATTTTGAGGAACAGGTATATCCATTTCTTCTTCTTTCTCTGCTTGCTTTGACTCTGCCCATTCATATAATTCTCTAGCAAGATCTAAGACATCTTGGAATGTTTCAGTTCTACCTGTCTTTTCTACCCAATGCTTTTCATCAGCAGAGAAAGGAATACTTGTATTACCTTTGAAGTAAAGATTGATACGATCGATTAGTGAAAGTGTCTCATGATCTTCATGCTTTACACCAAAGAAATCCATATCCCAGAGTTCTTTGTATCCATCGAAGAAAGACTTACGAAGACCAGGATAGGTACGCTTCATCATCTTTTCGATACGAGCATCTTCTAGAACATTGATGAATGATTTTAAGTTTCTATCAGTATCTAATCCATCAGCAGGTGTGTAAAGAGCATGACCTACTTCATGACCAACTAAAAGATCATATACAGTATCCGATGCATGTTTCCAAATAGGAAGGCAAAGAATACGTTGCTCTACATCAAAGTATGCAGTAGTAACTTGACGGTGTTCAACAGTTAGGTTTTCTGTTGCGAGTAGTCTAGCGAGAGTGCCTTTTACTTCCTGATTGATCATGTGTCTCCTCTTGATATACTTATTATAACAGACTCACGATGAATGTGCCACTTATTGTGCCACTAATTTAACTGTCACATGCACATACTAAATTTCTATCTCCATATACATTATCTATGCGGTTGACTGCTGGCCAAAACTTA